TCAACATCATCCGCTATACAAAGGCGAACATTGTTATATTCTTCATACAAAAAAGCCGAAATATTATGTCCACAAGTATGAATCATCAGGAATAATAGATTCTATAAAAAATATAAATATCGAGATCAATATAGAACCAAAAGCTGATTCATTAACAAGATATATACTCAACAAATTATATATCGCATATAATCAAGAACAATTATTAGATTTGCATATTGCCGAATCTAAATCGTCATATTTACACAATATAGAAAAAATATTTGATCTTGAACCATTAAACAACTGTTGTAATTGTATTTCTTTGTGTTTTTATGATGGTGAACTAAAAGATAATATTTTTATTAAATACCTGTTATCAATGAAGCGCACAGTTGAGAATGTTATGGAAAATTTACCAGATTGGATTGTCCGACTTTATTTTCATCCAAATGTTTTCGAACGTGCAATTAAAGACCCTATTTGTTGGAAAGTATTATCCTTTATGACAGATATAAATAATACCGAAATATATATTCATTTTTGTGAATATGTTGATATATCACATGCGCGTATGCTGAGATTTTTACCACTTATTGATAAAAAAGTTAACTGTGTAACTGTCAGGGAAGCAGATGGATTTGTTACAAACTTAGACTGTCGGAACATCGAACGTTTCAGTAAAAAGAATGCAATAATTTATAGATTGGCAACAAATATTATAAAAAATGATGGTTTTTCAGCAAAACTACATGGATATAAACCGTGGTTGACAAGTTATAAACGATGTTACGAACCCGATTCGTGGTTTAAGAAAAACTATTTTTCACAAAACAATAATATTTTTGAACTACTTGCTGGAACAATCTCGTGCAATTTAAAGTTAAAATCAGAGATCTTTTATGACAATATTGATCATATTAAAAAATGGATGTTGTCGTCAGATGATTATTCATTCCATTATGCGTTAGATGAAATAATACTGCTTCATACTTTTCGTGATATCATATCTGTTCCCTATGTTGGAAAATATTGTGGGTATGATAAAGTTAAGGAGCAGATTGTTAAAAATCATAATATTTATCGTGATAATCATGTATATCATATTGGTATGTCATATGGAGGATGCATTGCAGAACTAAAAAAACTTGACATATTTAAGCCTGATTTTTGGCCAGAAATAAAATCCTATTTATCGAAAGTTAAAATTGAACATTATTGTCACGAATCAAATGTAAACAATCGAGGTCAAATCAGTGTTGACACAATTCTTAAAAGAAAATATCTTAATCAGAATAATGAAAATTTTATCAGTCTTGGGTTTTATTACTTATATGGGGAATTCTATGATATGTCAGATCTAGTGAATTCCAAGTATGCAGATAATATACAAGAAGCTATCGAACATGACAAAATTTATGCTATAGATATCGTGCCTGGTCCAATTGATTAATTAAATCAATTGAATCGATAAGACTATATTTGATTTTTTTTTATTTTTTAATTTTGAGATAAATAAATCGTTGTTTTTCAGCAAACCAATAACCACCAAACAATCCTTTGAACCAGTAATCACCGTAATGAATCCTAACTAGTTTGTCACCATCAAGAAAGAGAGTCTCTGCATTCTTGTGCTTCCCTCCAAACAACCCCTCCTGTAAAGCTTCCCTAACAAATCGTCCGTCTCTTGTGATGAACGAATTTTTTCCATCAACAATTTCATTGTATTCTTTGTTAATGAGTCCTCTGTCGTCTGATGTAACAAACTTAACAGTGCTTGATTTTTCATCAGCTGTTATGTCTAAAAAGCATCGTTGAACATGAGGACCGTTCCTGCTAATGCCCCAAAAATTTCCAGTGAAGGAAGTAATGTCTTTGGCGAAGAAAACAAATTAATCAGCCTTGTGATGTATGCCATTATTCTGCTTGATTTTGTTTTGTTTGTTTTGTGAAAGCTGGGTTAAAAATATTTGTGTATTTTTATGTTAATAAAATGGGTTGATCATATGGAACAATCAGTCATTTTTAATAATCAATTTTTCAATCCATATCAAAAAGTTGATAGTTCATAATAACTGAGTGGTTCATTATATTTTTTCCATGAACCGTCAACACGATCATTTTTGATCAAATTATCTTTGTTCCTTTCTATTTTTTCAACACAACAACACAACACAACAACACACAATGGACGCTTTCACTGAGATGAGGGCTCGTTGGACTGCTGAGGAGACAGAGTTGAAGGAAAAGATGGCGGCTATGAAGAGGGCTCAGTATGAAGAGGCAAAAACTCGTGCACTCAAGTCACGCGAAAAGTTTGAAGCCATTATGATCGAGGTGGATGTGCAGAAGAAGAGACTCGCTGATGTCCGCAAGACCGAAATGAGCGATGATTCAGTAGCTGTCATCCGTTGCGATGAAGAACTCGATGTTCTTCAGTTAGAGATGAAAAAGGTGCAGCTGGAAATGATCGCATTCGAGTCATTCTACGCCGGATGGAGCATATATCCTCCCAGCTAATTTTTATTTATTTGATTTGATTTGATTTGATTTGATTTGATTTGGTTTATTAAATAAAAAAAATGTCATTTTAATCCGTGAGGTATTTTGGAATTGGGAAACAGAATACTGAACGGGTGCTTATAACACAATCCATTTGGCAGTTTCGCTTCGTTGTCGCAAAGTCTGCATTTTTTCGCAACATAACCGTGGTTGTGGTTCATGTGAATACTACAGAACTTGTAAGAGCACGTTGGGCAAGTCTTGGAATACGAACTACAAGGTCTATGCTGTTTATCCAAGTTAAATCTCACAGAATCACAAGATGGATATGTTGGTTCAGATTTTTTTTTATTTTGTTCTTTTTTGTAGTTTTTGTTCTCGCATTTATTGCAGGTGTCAAAGTAGGCGTACGGTTCAGGATCGATAAGTTCTAAATACGAATCTATTTGCCTGAAATGGTCAAGTGATAAAAATTTTTTGCAACAAACACAAAATTCTGATAGCTCGGGTTCTTCCAATATTTGCTTCATTCGATCTATATATTTCCGGAGTTCATTGATGCGATTTTCGCCGACATTGGACTGCTCAGCACATTCGAGAACTGTGACATAGAGACTAAGATTATCTCTGACACCGTTGATTTTGTTATGGGACATATTTTCAACGCTGGGAAATGACTTCCAAATGTATTTACCGTAAATCGCGAGTTGCCAATGATTCATTTTTTGGGGGCTAGTTTCATCGGCTTCGCCAATAATCTTGTCAGCTTTGCTAGTTTCGTCCATTTTATGTGACGTTATATGTAATCAGACCAGACAATAAATGGAATGATTAGAGAATTTATTCGATCAATTTTTTATTTTATTATTAAAAATTGAAATCCCAACTCTAATAATAATTGATAATAATTTCATTTATTGTAAAAATATATTTAGAAATTATCCATGGCAAAAACTAGATCACAAACCAAATCACAAACCAAATCACAAACCAAATCACAAACACAAAAACAAAATGTTAAATCGCGTGGAAGAATTTATAAAAAAACAGGACGATTGAATACATTTTTCCAGTGGGCAGGTGATTACAAATTACTTTCTGATAGGAGTGTTTCTAGAATAAAAAAACTTGGAGAATTAGTGGAGTTAGCCGAACAAAAAGATGCAGAACTTTATAAAACCATGAGGAGAAGATTTTTTAGTTTGTATAAAAATAGTAAAAGTAAATGGCTCTTTGATTATGTTACAAAAATTGTTAAAAGACAAAACGATACACATTGGGGTTTTGATATCAAAGATTTAAAATATATTAGTTATGTAAAATATTACGGTTCTGACAAAGGACAAATTGGCTGGCACATGGATGTTGGTAATCGCCCTGATCACGATTTTACTAAAAATAAAATAACTTGTATTGTACAATTGTCTGACCAAAATGATTACAAAGGAGGTGAACTACAACTATTTGGTCTTGACGGTATCGCTAAAATGGAAAAAGGTCCGGGAAATGCAGTTGTATTTCCATCTTATTTCATGCATCGTGTGACTCCTGTAACAAAGGGTTTAAGAGAAGTAATTATAGCGATATTCGAAGGTGAAGAAAGTTTTAAGTGATTTAATTATTTATTTATTTATTAAACAAAGATTTATATTCACCGTATCCCTTAGCCTCGAGTTCGCTAAGTGGAATAAAGTTGAGGGCTGCTGAATTAATACAATAACGCAATCCGGTTTCCGTTGGACCATCTTCAAAGACATGTCCCAAATGCGAATCTGCATCACTAGATCTAATCTCGATTCTTTCCATACCGTGCGTATCATCCTTTTTTTCTACAACATTATCCTTTTCAATGGGTTTATCAAATGATGGCCATCCGCATCCTGAATCGAATTTATCTTTTGAACTGAACAACGCCTTTCCATTAACTTTATCGACATAAATTCCATCTCCCTTATTGTACAAATGCTTTCCGGAAAATGGTGCATCTGTTGCGTTTTCTTGAGTAACTTTATACTCTACATCGGTCAGAGAGTTCTTGAGTTCTTCCTTAGTTGGTTTGAATTTTAGTTTTGTTAGATTGCTTGATTCTGCCATTTATTATTATAAAACTGAATTGAATTGAATTAAATTAAATATACTGTTCCTATTTAGTTTTATTTGGCTAAATAAATAAATAATTAATCAATTTTTTGTAATTTACCGTCAACAATATTAACAATACTGGCATACAGTTCCCTCGCGTTTTCTTCCAACATGAAATTGAACAGGTACGGAACTTCACAAATTGTTTTGTAGCTGTTGACATATTTTGCTTTGTTTTCTGTTTCGTAAGCCTTCAAACTATCGCCCAAATAGATCTCGAGTTTTAAATCATCGATCGCGAGATAATTGAGACAGACTTGAAATCCACCAGAAATTTTAATCAGTTCAACACAATTTTTGTGACTCTTGAGTTTTTTGCTAGAAATCATGTTACTGAATATTTTTTGAGTTAAAGTATTTATGTTTATATTTAAACGAGTTATTGCTTGTTCTTTTTTTAATATGGATAATAACCAATTTGATAATTCAATTTTTTAGTTCAAAATAAATCAATAATTTTAATGACATTAATTTTTTTAGTACGTATTTCATCATCGGATAAGTTACTCGTCGCAACAAAATCCAAATTATTTTCATCGATAATTTTAACAATGGCTATTTTTTTATTTTGATCCTTTGTAAAAATATTATTTAATTTCAAAAAATAATCATCAAAACATTCACTATATTCAGTGTACCAGTGGTTTAAACCGTACAGTGATGTCATATACATTCCTTTGCGCCAATTTTTTTTATCGTAATCGTGAACAACATGAATTCCGACATTGTACATATAATTATGACCGAAAAATGCTTTGCTATCGTTGCGTAACCATTTAAAAAAATACAAATTTTGTAACATATCATTAATTATTATTTGCGATTTATGATCTTTTTTATTTCCGTTTTTATTACTTAAATTATCCAGTAAATGTATATCACTTTTTGTTGCGAACTTACTTCCTATCGGCATATTACAATATATTTTTAGTTTTATGTATGTCATCATACATTTTTGTTCGAATATTTTAAATTTAGAAGTTAATTTATTCATCATGATGGATGCATGTGATAATTGATAATTAATAATTTCATCATGTAACAGTTATTGGGCTATTTCAATTTTTAATTTATAAATTTGAGAATAAATTGACAAATTGAAGTTTCCAACAAAAACTTCAATTTTTATAAATTAAAAGTTGAAACGAAATTACTTAACTACATCAAAATTTAATAATAAAAACCATCAAAAACAAAATAATATGTTTATTAAATGCAAATATTGTTCGCGCCCCGTTCCGTCTGATGGTGATCACATGGAAAACTGTGAATATACCAATTATGATGAAGTCAATGGAATTTTGTATTGTTATAGTTGCGGAAACAGTAAGAATGATTGTCAATTCAGTAATTCTCAACTTAAAAAAGATGCACGAGCCAGATGCACTAATTGTGTAAATAATTCTATTTTTGGTAGATACGAACCCTATGTACATTTATACCAACCAACTTATCATGATATTAGTTTAGACAGCAAAGATAGTCAACTAATGTATTATATCGGTCAAACTGATTATGAGAAAGTCAAATCTTTGTTGGAAGATGAAGCGAACCCAAATTATATTCGCCAAAAACTCGAATACATCAACGGAGAGTATGTCAATTTATATAATGAGGACGGTTCAGAAGTCCCGGAAAATGATCCAGCTCAACCTGATAAGCCTCTAAAATTATGTATTTTCAGATTATCTGATTGTCTCTTAACTGATGAAGAAAGTGGAAATATCATTAAAATAGCTAAATTATTAATAAGTAAGGGCGCGAATATTGCCGGAGCGAAATATTTATATGAATTGAGATACGGTAAAATTAATAATCCGGATGACATAAATGATATTCATTTTGCGGAAATGGCAAGATTATTAAAACCTTAATCAATTTGTATCACCCTTATTTTATTTTATTATGTAACCATATATCATAAAGAAAATAAACATGCAAGAAAATATAAACAGAAACGTGCTACTTTTGGATGATTTAGCCGTTAATAATTTGACACCTTTTGCCGAAAGAGGACTCGTACGTGATGAATTGGCTGTCGATAAACAACTCGAATTAGATGCTTTTGCACCACTTGTTGTTGATGAATTTGCTGCTCGTGAACTTGTTACTGATGAACTTGCTACTCGTGAACTTGTTGCTGATGAACTTGCTACTAACGAACTTGCTGCTGATGAGATTGCCACAAGTGAACTTATCGCTCAGGAAGCACTTGACGGACGTGTAGGTTCCTTCATTAATGCGGAAGGACTTTTACTCCCAGGACATCTTCGAATGCAACTCAATGAAAAACTACTTGAAGAAGCAAGAGCCCATCAAGCTTTAGCTTTAAAAGAGCGTGATATTTTAACGAATGAAGTTTTAATAAACGATATCGATGGTGTCGACCAAATTAACGGTGAAATTATTTAAAATTGAATTTAATTTTTTGAGTAATATTATAAACATCAAAAACTGTGTATAACGTTTTGTAAAAGTCTCAAGATTTTTATAAATCCAAATAAACATAATGAATCAAGAAGACAGGATCATTTTAGCACATTCAGCAATTAAACAAGGTTTGTGGAAAGCAATGGTTCTATCAAAATACATGCCTATAATTAAAGAAAATGATGAACAAAAAATATCTGTATCATCAACAAGTGACAAATCGTCTGAATCTTTGGATACAGATAGTAATATTGACATGACAATCTGCATTTAAATAAAAATTGATTGTAATACAATTAAACGAAATTAATCATATTAATTCATCATAACAAAAATAATCACAATAAATATGGTAGGCAATCTAATCGTAATAGAAAAACCAAAGGCAATATATATAACTGCAACAACTGACTTCAATAAACGAATCAAGAAATATATTAAACATTTTGATTCGCAAACTAGCGCTTGGTCGATTGAAATTATTTCATTAGAATACACGTGCTACGAACTAAATAAATTAATACAATACATGTCACGAAATTATAATATCCCATTTTGGGTTCATGAAAAAGAAACTAATCAATATATTCCGGATGATATTAGTCGATTGTGTAATTTTTTGAATGCCTTATCTGTCGAATACAAAATTATTGAGTTAGATGTGGAAGAATTTAAGAAATTAACAGATGAAATTATAGAATCAGAAAGCAATGACGTAACAAATCATGATAAATTACAAGAGAACAGTGCAAATTTGAGTAATATTAATATGGCTAATATTTGTAATTTAGTGTTATATTGAAAAAATGTATCATCCCTATTTTATTTTATTATATCTTCGTATATCATAAATAAATAAAGATGCAAAGAAATATAAATTATATACCTTATGGCGTGCCTGTTGATAGCTTTGAAGTAGGTCCGATAATCTATCCCAGCGGAAGATCAGTAAGATCTTTAGAATTTGCAGAACCAATTAGATCACCCGTATACAGAGATTATGGATATAATGGATATAATGGATATAATGGATATAATGGATATAATCCGTATAACAACGGGATCAGAGTTGGTCCTCTTGTTAACGGAGAAATTGTAGCAGCCAGCTTAGGTTATCGATTCCGAACAACTTCTGAATCCATGGATTTCCAACAATCTATACCGAGTCGTCGTGTTCAAAGAGAAATTCAACGCAGTATTCCTTGCGGATTTGATGTTCCATGTAATGATCCCTGCAATAACCTTCGTCGTGATATTCCATACAATCAAAATCGTTTCGAAAATAATAGAAACAATTACAACAATAATAGAAACAATTTCAACAATAATAGAAATGGTTTTGAAAGAGTTGGAGGGTGTGGTTGTGGAATTTAATAAATAACATATTATATACACGATATGAATCTTGCATGATCACAAGATTCATTGATTTCAGAATAAATAAATTGAATTATTTTTTATCTAATAACAAAAATTTCGCTTTTCGATGTATACTTTCTATCCATTAGTGTATCATCTGATTCCTTCAACGATTTCAATCTGTTGAGTTCATTTTTTAATTCATTAAGGATATCTTCATGTTTTTTAATAATATCATTTGATTCCCAAAATGTTTTACCATTTCTGGAGTTTTTGATAACGAGTTGTTTAACATATTCTCCTACAGCGTTTTCATGAAAAGAAATTAATTGGGTGGTTGTCCTAATTAGTTCATTAATGTCTTCGATTCTATGTTTGCGATGATCATTCAAAAGCTTTTTCTGAGTATCTACATCATTCGCATTAAGACCAATTCCACGAGAGTATTTCCACAAAAGAGTATTTGATTTACACAGACTTTCTTCTAGGTTACTGATGGTTTTTCTATTTTCATGATGAATTTCATAATCTGATGGTCCTCCTCCGGTGCAAGGGAGTAGTGCTCGATTTGTTGTTCCAAAGCTCTTGTACGAGATGTTTCCAAATCCGGACGGAACTTTGTAAACGATGCGAGTAATTGATCTAAACATGATTATCGATAACAATAATGATAATTTTACGAAAACTAAATTTCACAATGATTTATTATATGTCATTTTTTAAGGAATATACAATATAAATATTTATTCAATCTTTTTAAAAATTGAATAAATTAATTTAAAATTATAAAACTTTAATAATACGACTAAATAATTATAAAAAATGGTTCATAATGTAAATGTTATTCTTAAAGTTGCGCCTGATAATCCACCTGTATTACAATTAGATGATGACGATTATGCGAAATTACAAGAACTTTATGATTCTAATATTTACGGATTCGAAAAAAAGCCCTTTTTACGTGTCAAAGTAGATAATAAATATAAAAATTTCGAGACATATATTTTTGGACTAGAAAAATTTTCTTACCTCGACCACGATGATAACAACAAACAAAATTATCAAAGGAATAATCTAATTATGTGTAACTCCAGCCTCAAACCCAGTAGAAAAAAATGGAGTAACGAAACCAAAAAATGGGAATTAACTCGAATGCGTTGTAGATATGATATGTTTGATTAAATATAAATCAAAATATAACAATATAAACTAAACCATTTTTTTCTATTATTACTAATTCCATTTTGTAATCATGTGTTGAACAAAACTCATCCTTAATTTTGGTTACTTCGCTAATAAATTTATTATTATCATCAGTATTTTCATTATTGAATCGTAAAAGTTCGTGTGTAATTTCGGTAAATTTTAAACTGATAGATTTTTTGAGTTCATATAGTTCGTTCTTTAAGATGATAAGTTTTATGCATTTATCATATAGTTCAGGATATGGTTTGTCAAGCCTTTCTATTTCACTAATTATTGTTTTGGATGTTTTAACCTTATTATTTGATGAACTTTTTGATTGTAATTTCTTTTCTATCCAATAACCGGCATTATAATACGAATAAATTGCATTATATATATCACATTCCATATGTATACATCTAATTTATGATTATATATCATATCATCAAATTAATATACTAATCAATTTTTACTATTAATTATGTCAAAAACGCGAAAAATCACATAGATTCTATATTCAGTAAGAAAAATGTAGGAATATTTAGATTAAATTTATTAATATTCTTACCCAATTTTTGGAGTTATTGATACGAATCCATTTGTATCATAATCAATCCAAACTCGTTGAGTATCATAATTTTGAATACGTAGTGTTCCTTCTTTTATAGGTACCGCTTCCATGTAAGGATAATTTTTTTTCATATAATTTACTGCATCATCAATTGTCTTTCCCACCAACTCAGGAAATGATTTCTTATCCGGTTTAATATATTGTTGAGATCCCGAATAAACACCGATTTTTCGTAAATCTTTTGAAAAATCGTTGTCATCTTTATTCGGTTTGGGATTAGGTTTCCAAATAAAACTAACTTCCTTGAATTGCGTTCCGTCTTCTAAATGGTATGTTGGTCCTCCGTCAGTTGCATAATGAGTCTGTTCGTATAATATACCGTATTTGGGATGATAAAATAAATTGCCGTCTTTTCCATCCCAATACGATGTTTTCTCCTTAGTTAAATTATTAAAATTATTCGAACCTCCATGTTGTAAGTTCAAATATTTTAATTTATATTTTATGTATTTTTCGTAATATGTCATCAGATATGATATATAAATACATAATATATATATGTAATAAATTAAATTAAAAAAAATTAGCACATAACGTAACACATTTTGTAATCGTAATTATTATATTCTGCCCAACCACAATCAACATATTTATTCTCTATTGCTAGTTTTGTTGGTGTTAATTTGCAATCATCATAATAGTAATCACCATCATAATTTTTTAATTCTTCCTTATCTTCTTCAGTCAATAATGATTCATCAAATTCGTACAATAAATGTGTTCAACTCCTAATTTAACCATTTTGCTCATTAAACAATAATTGTATCATACGTTTATATCTATTTTTTTAGTTTATTTTGCCACATAATATTTCAACATGAACTGTTTAAAGTTTTCATCTGAAAGTAATTCTTCATACATATTAATATTTTTACTATTTCCAAGCCAGTAAAATGGTGAATATGACATAAATATTTCTTCATTCTCATTAATGTCTCTAGTTGCGACAACATATGGAATTATGCTATTTGCATTATGGACAATTCTTGAATTATTATTGGATGATACTGCGTAGGTTGCGACTTTATTTTTTATTTGACTTTTAGCAGTAGATTCATTGATATCGTTAACTGTAAAATATGATGAATCATTGATCATGTGACCTAATAGTAAAGTATTTTCTGTGTTTTTATTATTACCATAAATATGTAGGCTATCTGTAATCTTTACTTTGTAACTATCATTTACTGCAAATTGTCCACTCGAATACATAAATCTTTTTTTATCTGTGCCTTTACCTATGGCATGAGCAGGATAAAAAGTTATCAATGAATCTTTATTAATTTTAGTTTTTGCAAACAGACCAATACCATGGACAGCAGATTTTCTTACTTCAATATGCTCGTTTTCAAATCTTGGTAAAAAATGTATGGTGAAATATAGTAATTTATTTATATCAGATGCGTTATCTTCATTTTTACTAATTTTTGCTATATCTTGTAGTTCTACTTTTGTTGCATTTCTACGCATTTCTTTCAAATTACTTTCCCACATTTTATCGTAAAAGGATACCATCTTATTAACTCTATCTGTATGTGAAGACCCGTTCATTATATCATCAAATAATGAACCTAATTCAACTACTTCATTTACTGTGATATCCATTGTTATTTGTTATTTATTTTTATTAATAATATGATTGTAATTGGATAGCATTTTTGTACATAGAATAATTACTTCAACTTTATTTTATTGTAGTTAACATTTCATTAAAACGATCATATGGTATGTTATTATGACCTATTATATATTCTGATCGAGTAATTGCATCATAATAATTTTCATAAATACAAATAACCCATGTTTTGTATTGATTGTAATTATCGACAATGATATATTTTCCATTGTATTCAAATTTTATATGTGACCATAAATGTGTCTCGTTTTTTATAATAGCTGAAGCCCATTTATGTTTTACAATTTCAAACGTGGAAACAAGTGAATAATGATTATCTGTATCAAAAATACAAAATGGAAGATTTCGCACAGTTTCATTAGTTTTGTAAGTGTGTATCATTCTATTCAATTTACCATAATCATTGAGTGTTTCCAATAATTTATTGTGTGGACATATTGTTGCGCCTCCCCATCCAACAGAATGTATATATGCTTCATCTTCATCATTATAAATACGCAACTCCCAATAAGGCATTTGTGTATTTGTGAATATACAATATTTTTTATTATATTCAAAAGTAATTGTTTCCCAATGTATAACAACTTCGTTTTGCAATGCTAAATTCCACTTTTCACATAACTTTTCAAACGAAAGAAGTGCTGGTTTATGTAAATGTTTATATTCAACAATAAAAACAACGTTCTTCAAATGATTTGTTTGATCGATTTTAATTCTTTTGTATTCATTATCATTGTTGTCATCATTTTTTGTATCATTAAATGCATCATCATACTTACGAATAAGATTAATGTCAACTTCCATGATTATTAAATTGAATTAATTGTATATTTATTTGAAGATAAAATGATCTAATCATTTTAATTAATCAATTTTTTATAAACATTGAAAGAAATATATATAAATATTAGATGTATCTAAATATGATAACAATAAAAATGAATACAACTACAACACTGGTTTTAATGGCCGCAGCTGCCGCATTGCAAGAATCGAAAAATAATGAATCAAAAAATAGTTCACATTATTCTGATAATAATTACACACATGAATTTGTATATAACAGTAGTACAGAATATAAAAAAAATGATTATAACCACGATAGAACTCGTTTAATAGAATGGCTTAAATCATCTACGGTTTGTAATAAATGTGATAAATTATTTATTCCAGAAAGTTGTATGGTTAGAAAAATTAGAGAGGGATTATTCAAATCATGTGTTTGGGATTCAACAACAACATTTAGTGCAAACGATAGTTCGAGTTATTATAATTTAATAATTGACGACGCTATGCAAATGCCAGATTTTTTCTCAAAAAAGAAAAGTACAGTAACTCATGCTGCAAACGGTCTTTGTCATAAGTGTTTCAAAAAAGACAAAAAAGAATGTATTGTTCAATAAATTAATCTAAATAAATTAAACAAATTCGATTCTTTCTTTCCCACCTCGAAGCGTCATAACATTAATACCTTTTATGGATTTTGGCTCGATCCATTCGAAAACTTTTTTACCACTTATATTTATTTGATTATCAAATTCTCTTATCATTAACCTAATTCTTTCCCGACAAATTTTGTTTTCGTCGGTTGGTGCCGACATTTCACTGATTTGTTGTTCCAGCCAAACAATGCGACTTAGTTTAAAATTCTTAATTTTGAGTATTCTAAGAACTTCATCAACATCAAATCGATTAGCAGCATCAAGAATTGCATTATGCTGTTCCCAGAGTTCCCATTCTTTGGTTTCAAAATCTTGATCAAAATTAAAAACCATTATGAATATTAGTATTTTATGATGTTTATGTAAGCTATTTTTCAATTTTAAATAATTAACAATCAAATCATTATTTCAAATTTTATATAGTCAGTTTTGCATATATAGTTTAAGAATAATACATCATCGTTTGAAACTTGTTTTTTGTTTACAATGTGTTCCCAATCAAAATCGGGTATTAGTCTATGTATTTCTTCTAAGGCGAATTGGTTTTGAAGTACATAGATATAATATGTTGTTTTACTGAGTAAGTTTTTAATTATTGTTTTACTTTTTTTCTTTAAGTATTCTACTTTTGATAAAATATTGGAGAGATCAGTGTAATTACACATTTCTTTTTTACATATTAACTCATTAAACACATTTGTATAGTCATGTGCCAAATCACCGTATAAAGCCAGATCATTTAATTTCATATGTGTAATAAGAAATTCATCCGTGACAGATATTTTGTATACCGATATTATGTAAAATTTATTTGGAACTGTCGCCAATTCATTTACTAGTCCATCGATTAAAAACAAATTACAAACCGAATTATCAAATAATAATAATAAATTTTCTATTGAAGATTTGGTCTTTAATCCTATAAAATTGTAAAGAAAATATATTTGGTTGAAATATTCATTTTCCAGATAACAATTATTTATATTGTTGCAACAATAGTTGAACAATTTAATGATAATTTGGTTAGTTAAATAATCATTTATTTTTAACTGATCAACTAAAATATTAAAATAATATTTATCAGAACCGAACAATATTGTATCCTTAAAATAATCAATTATCATTTTGTCAGTTAATTTAGGTTTTCTATTTAAATAGGCGTAAACTTCTTGGTCATTACTTAAGTATTTATTCAAATGTAGCAATAAATTATATTGACATGTTTCAATTATTTGAACCAATAAATTTGCATCCCTTTTCAAACATAAATCTATTTGTTTCTCATTTTCAATGAATTTAATTAATTTTGATAAGTGAATCGGAATACAATTTACTATTAAATGTGATAACAAATCATTTTGCTGTTTTATATATATTTCTATTTCTTTTTCTTCCTTAATAAAATCATAAATTGAATACAATAATGATATATTGCATGTATTAATCACATATATCAATAGGTCCTGACATCTATTTAAAAAGTCTTTTATTTGAGTTGTTGTTTCGATATATTTTACTAAGTTAATCATGTGCACATCTTGACATTCCAAAATCATGTCAGATAATAAATTTTTTTGTCTACTTAAAATATTTTTAATATCGTGTTCATCTCTGATGTATTTAATTAGATATTTAACAATATATTCATCACAATTTGATATAACTGATGAAAACAAATCAGGTCGTTTCGTCAAAAAGACATCAACATCATATTGAGTCCCAAAATAAGGAATCAATTCCGGCAGGACTATATTTTTACAATTGTTAATCATCTCAATTATTAAACCCAAATGTCTCTTTGAATATGTTAGTATATTATTACATTTAATGAATGTCACCGTTATTGTATTAAAATAATGATATGTTTGTCTCCACATTACAAAATCAATATATGCAGAACCTCTATGTTCATAAAATGATGGTATTTCATTTAATTTTTTAATTTTATCAATTCTTTCAAGTATGACATACTTATTAATTCCTTTTTTATAAAAATAATCATACAAAATGAGAAATAATTTATCAAAATTACTTGAAGTTTTTAATTCGGGCAAATTGTCGAGTTTATTAAAAACATTTATAAAATTATATTTTGTAGATCCAATTGGCACTATACGTCTAAATAATTTATGTGTTCCTTTTGATTTGTGTATAAATTTTATGATATTTGTTTCACATGGATTCAATATTAGTTCATTACATGAATAAAGAAATTTACTCATTTATTGAGAAATATTGACATCAAAAATTAACCAAATAAGATCAAATAATATTATAATCATATAATATACATAATTTAATCAATAATCAATTTTTTAAAAAATCAAATAAATTAAATCATGGCTTCACCTGGTGCTTTACCGCCAGGATATCCACCACAAATCGGATCATCAATATAGTCATCGCACGAAAAATCCTGTTCGATATTAACGTTGATATGTTTATTTTGTTCTAGAAGTAATCTTAGGTTGTTAACTTCGGGACTCATGGACAAAACACATAAAAATTTATTCATTGGAATGTATTGACCATTAACATTAAATTCGCCTGGTCCGTTGATAGATAATTTAAATGGTTTGATATTATGAACACCGGCTTGAATGGTGTTAAAAACGTCTATAGCTGTTACTTCTTCCTTTGGTACATACTCCATTTTATGTTTTGATTATGTTTTGATTATGTTTTGATTATGTTTTGATTATGTGTTGATTCATATATTTGATCATTTATATAACTATCAATTTTAAATTCAATTTTTTATTTGACCCAATCTATACCTTTTATACGTGTTCTTTAAGTTAATTAAAGTCACCAACTACTATAATAATTGTTTAACAATTTATGATTTCGACTTAATTCCCCGGGATACAATGCCGCAGAGACTGTAACTTCATCAAAATCTTTTTCTAAAGTAAACGGTTGTTTTAGTGTTTGTACTTGTTCAGGAGCCAACTTATTAGTATCAATAACCGTAACTTCACCAGAAATCTCCTTCAATCCCAGCGAACTAACTAACTTATTAGATGCACTGAAGTTACGGGATAAATTCTTAGTTAGATTTAGTGATTTGATCATTTAAATTATTTAAATGATTTCAATGATTGATATATTTATATATCAAAACGAATTAATATTCAATTTTTATTTAAGTCATGCAATATAAAATTGAAATAAAATATAATAATAACTTTTATTTTAGTCAATAATAAAAATAATAAAATTGAATAGATAAAATGAGTTTTTATGAAAAAGTATTAAAGGATGATATTGTAAATAATGTTGAACCTTCTGTGAAATCAGCAGCAATTCGCATTGAAAAAAATCTCGGAAACGCTATTTTATCGGGAGAATCTTCATACAGTTATACCGCTCCTGATAAATCGTTCGCAGAAAAATTAGTTGAATACTTACCACATCATCCAACTTTTGAATCTGACTTCAAAAATGGTGTTCTTTACGCATCACGCCAAAGTCATGTTACATGGGAATCAGTTGATATCGACATTGTTCCACCGCAGAAATAAATTTAATCCTATTATTTTTTTCTATTAATTTTAAATACTTTGATTTTCGACTAATCTAGTTCTGTGTCTATATTTTGAGCAATTATTTTTGTAAATAAATGCACCAACGATACACAACAATATGGTGCCAATAATACCAAAAAATAATCCTATAGAGGCACTATTAGATAATATATGATTCGATTCGTTAGGATCGTATGGATAGGGATCAAATATAACAAGAGGTGGACCGTAAACAGTAATATTTATACACGCATTTAATCCTCTACATTCCAAAACGAAACCGTCCATGACTTCGAAATAAACAGCCAAATTTTGACATGAGTTTTCACCCAAACATGCAACAATACACGTTTTGTTACCACACCAAATTTCTTCATTTGAACACGACGTATCGTTTTCACAATAACATGTATAATGATGTATTGATAATGATTCACAGTTGGGATTCGGTACCGTTTCATGACATGCACACATTAATATGGATAGCATTAAGACAAATATTATTTGAAACAGTTTCATTTTTAAATATGAAAATATATATTAAAGACTTATTTTTATTATTTATTATGATTTGAGTAAGTGGTATTTGTTTCAATTTTTAATTTATGGTTTGACAAACAAAACCTAAATTTTTAATTTATTAATTTATCAATTTTGTGTGAGAAAGATTGAATATGTAACTCATTGATTATCACCAAATAAAACTAAACCAAATTATATCAAACCGAATTATACAACATAATGGGTGGTAAGAACAAAGGTAAAACCGATGGAAACGTCTATGTCAACGGCTCCATTAATAACAATGGTGCAAATGTAAATGCAGGAGGGCGCATTAATCACAATACAAACAATGGAACTGAAATTTACGCTCAAGGTGATGTCAACAGAAATCAACCTTTCCATGGAAAAGGTAGCACAAATGGAAGTGTTGAAATTGGTGTTGTGAAGAAGTTTTAATTTATTCTTTGAAATTGATAAATAAAAAATTGATTTATTTTTATTTATTATCATTTAATTTACAATATTAATTACATTAATTTAATAAATCAAATAAAATGCCTCTTGTCATCGCAAATATTGAAGACCATGCTTTTGAATGGGATCCTATAAGTGCCGCAACTAAATTCATTTGTAACTCTGATATAACCATCAGCGTCGGTGTTGTTAGTATAACAAAAAATACCGGCGAACATGATAAAAAAAAGGATGCTTACAGAAATTGTAAAATATGTGGTAAACATTATAATTATCATAAACAATAAAATCTAATTTTAATTTGGATCTGCTATTCTGACATTATCATGTGATATTATCTCAAAATGTTTATTGAATCGTCCTTTTCTACAATAAATATTAAACTCTTTATTTATATCGTCTAATTTCATATTAGTTGTTGCTATAGTAATAAGAAACTGTTCATCATTTATTGAATCCAAGAAATTATTCAAATTTGTTTTATTAGCTGATATTGCAACAGCATTCTTTGTTCCATCAGATGTATCGGCGGAATTTGCGTTCTTCATAGCGATATCAAATTCATCAAGTAAAAGAATAACTGGCGAAATGTTTTTTGGAGAATAGTGATTTATAATAGGATGATATTGCATTTCGTCACAATTAGTATTGAATCCTTTAACAAGATACGGATCCACTGCTAACCGTCGTTTCATCATTTGTGCAACCCATAATGCTACTGTACTTTTACCCATTCCCGGAGGACCACTTACTAAAACTGTTACATTTTTATTTTTTTTGGAATATTCATTTATGACATAATCCACTATGACTTGTTGACATGGAAATATTAATTCGGGAGCTGTTTTATCCATTGTACGAACAAATATATTTTCTGATACAATGCAACAGACAATAACTCTAATTCTGTCTACATTACCATTTAAAATTGCGCTGATAATATTGTTGTAATAAGTATCAACAACGTCAATCGTATAGGATTGTTTGTTGTCCACATTTTCTTTATGTAAAATCATATATCCTTTTTCACCGTGTTTCCTAAATGTATATACATTATTCATTGGAATGCGAACAATATCCATTGTATAACCGCCTTTTTCTTCCATTTCTTTTTCTTTCATAACAAACATATCTATCTCCCGTATGAATGATTCATTTACGACTTTTATTCTTTTCGCACCAATTATTTTTTCTATTGTTTTTGTCGGTTCATTACCAAAAAAATCTATTGTAAACATATTATTATCACGATTTGCATGAATGTAGCATGGAATATCATTATCATCTGTGCCATAATTCAAATTATGTGTACCATTAATTAAAATCCATCTACCATTTTTCATTTCAATTCCTTGGATGTTGACCATATCCAACGGTGCCAATTCAGTAAATATTAAATCGATAGCCGCAACGTGCAACGGATCAGTTACGAATATTTTTTTGAGAGGAGTTCCATTTTGTGGTAGTGCCATTTTTATTAATGCGACTTATTTTATAACAAACTTTATTATTAAATTGAAATTTAATAATAAATACAATTCACAAAAAAAATGTCAATTTTTTTATGTAGAATTTAAAAAAATTTGAAAATAATATTCTAGAACACTTTCTTTAAATCTAAAATAATTCATTAATGTATTCAAATCTTTGACGAATAATATGAATCGTTATAATTTCCTGCTTCCTATCACAATGAATACACGAGGTACTGCACTCATTCAAACTCAAAGCCAAAATCAAATTCAAAACCGAAATCAAAATCAAAATCAAAACAAAATTCAAATGGATGTTGTTGGACAAATTTCAAAATTTAGGAATCTATCAGTTGTCAATAATTTACACAAAAAATATTTACTACACACCTATCATTTTATAATGTTCGATATCCTCAAATCTGAAAAAATATGCAAAAAAATTGCTATCATGTTTTCAGATTATCCTGATATTTTTCTCGGTGACAAGAGAACAGAAATACAAATTTCTAATGAAAGTGTTACATTGAGTCTTAATGAGTGGATAAAATGTCAATCACTACCGAACTTACCAAATAGTGACTACAAAATAAAAATAGATTATTTTGTGGAGTATTATATTAGAGTCATCGACAATTTTCCTGTCGCAATTCTATTCAGAATTAAAAAAGATGTTAGTGAATATGAAAAAAAGCTAACAACTTTTATCGACTGTTTAACAAATAATTTTGATCCATATAAAAATCAAAAAAATGAAATGCTTGATGCGGCTCAAAATTCTGTTCAATCGATTGAAAATATTAAAGACGAATTGGTTGATATTATTATTCCGGAATATAAAACAAAACACATATCGGATGAAGAAACCATAAGTTTGATGCCAATTAAAGATAAAGTCACAGACATAATTGTTGAGAATGAGACAATTAATAAATATGATGCGAAAACTATAATATTTCTTATAACGATAATATCTGTATGTGTATCAGCATCTTTTTATTCATCATATGTATACATGGAAAATATAGATAAATCGAACATCAAATAATATTTTAAATCTATTTATAAATCTGAACAGATTTTTTCAAAACATTTATATCGCCTTTAATGTTTATAAAATTTTGAAAATATAAATCAGAGAGATCTCGAATTATGTTTAATAATGGATAAAACTTCAAATAATGGGAAATATAAATGCCCACCATATAGCATCCGTCATTGTTGATATCGCAAATGGAATTTATGAAAAGATAGATATTGCTCTTGATTTCGTTTCATATCATATATGTCCAGATAGACCGACAAATAAATTGGCGACTGACAATCTTCAAATACCTGCACAAGATCTCCAATTCCTGGAAAAAATAGGTGAGTTCATACATGGCCTAGTAGCATTGTGTATAACACCACTTGAATTATTAAGCAACAAAAAATTTTCAATTCATATGTTTGAATCATCTAGTGTTTTTGCATTGCCAAACAATCAACCGGTACATAATTTAGTTTCTACATGCGACAAAATTTTAATATACATCGGTCAACATAAAAATAAAATACTCGATCCCGAAAATAAACAAATAATTAAAACGGTGTCAATAGATAACAAAGATTATGATATTCCTGTTAACTCTTGGTACAATTTTCAAATCGATATAAATAAAAAGGTTTATTTTTACATTCATTGTTCTACTCTCTCCAATTACAAAGGTGTTATCATAGCTGTCAATGGATTGAACATTACAAATCTCCCGTTAATGAAAAATGCAGCAATTAATTTTTATGATCAAACATTGGGGGCTCACCCTGTCGCAGTACAAAATGGTAATAATGGTAATAATGGTAATAATGGTAATATGAGAGAAAATTTTATTTAATTATTTACATGCGAATGGGTTCTAGCAATGGAACATAACCTGTTCCGTTACAATTGTCGCACATCAAAGGACTAATCTTTTTTTTAGCAGGATTACCCATCTCCGGAATGTAAACTGTGGAACTCATCAAAATTGTATGTTTCTTTCCAGAACCATGACATTTGGGACATTTTTTATTATTGAGTTTTTTGTTATTATGCTTATTGTCGTCACCAAAGTTAATCATTATTAATTATCAATTATTATTTATTTAATTTATTATTTTATTATTTTATTGAATTAGTAAATAAAGTTATTCTCACGTTGTATTATTCAATTTTTTTAACTAAATAAATACCTAATCATTATTTAGGTAGAGACGGTAGATGAACTCCGTAAGCTTTGTTACTTCCCTCTTGAACAAGAAAATATGTGAAGAAAGTAGTTGGCATCCCGCAACAAAAGGAAAGACATCTTGCGAAACTATCTTTGCTATCTTGTGCTCTCATGCCGGCATAAGCGATGTTCCCTCCAACATTCAGCATACCCAAACCGCCAAATGTTACAATAATCTTTTGTGCTGCAGTCATAACACTAAAATAATAAAGTTTGTTTATTCAATAAGTTTAATGAATATCAAAGGTTTTATATTCATTGTCGAAATTAAATGAATATGTCAATGCATTATTACTATCAATTTTTTTATACACACTAAAATTAATACATAAAAATATATTATATTAGTGTATACATATATATATATTAAATGACAATACACGAGCAAATAGTGTTTTCAACAAATAATATTGACGACATATTTAATTCAAAAATAAAAATACGTAATGAAGATTTCATGAATTTTATACGCGAAGTCTATGAAAAATTTGATGGTAATATTATTGCATTAGTTAATTGTCTCACATACAATATAATTAAAAATGTTAATATAAAAGTGTATATACAGGACATTTTTTGGGATAATATAAATATTTGGTCTTGTGATAGATATTTATTAAAAGAAATGGGTTTTCCGGAAAGTGTATATATTGAAGGTGATTGTACAATTATAAATTTATTAGATAATACTGATCGATTAAATTATTTTGATGAAATTAAAAAAACTGATTACAAATATAAAATTGATGTTGTTATTGAATTTAGTAAATTAGAGAATTTAATAATTTTAAAGAAATTCACTGAAATAGACAATGATATATTACTCAATTTGCAATTGATGAGAGATGGTCAAAATGATTCGTATAGTAGCGATTAATTTTATAATCTTTATTTATTTAATTATTATTTAAAAGTGTTTGTTTGCTTCTTCTTGAAGATAGTCGAGTAATTCCCAGTGTTCATCATTTAGTTCTGTAAATCCACTATCAACAACAATTTGGTCATATTTTTCATTAACTATTTTGCGAACCCAGATTAAAACTTCATTTACTGTTATTGTTTTTCCATTACTTGTAAAACTCATTACACTAATCGGATAATGAATGGAATGGTTACAAATATTTCTATCCTGATCTTTATTGTGTTCGTGACATCTATAAATATAATTTTGTGCTCCTTCTGACCATTGTTTTGAGTACCATGTATTATCTTAAAATGTAAAACGGACTTCATTTTCTGTATTGTCAAGAATTAAATCGCTTAATTCGCCAAATATTCTTTTGGCAAATTCTTCAAGTAAACTCATTTTATTTTATTTTATTTTTATCAATAAATAAATAAAAGTTATATATTCAATTTTATTTCTATCTAATGAATCGTTCGACTTGGTATAAGTGTTTTTGTTTAAATATAAGCTTACACATTGATTTATAAGACGGTGTTACACCATTACTTATTAAATATTTAAAGATTTTCGGCACAGGATTTTTTGAACTAATATATAAATCCATACATCGTTGGTCATAAGTAAGATCAAAACTTATTTTAAATGTTTCTAATTGTTTTTCATTATATGAGTCGTAACTAAAAATAGCAGTTTTGATTAATTCCTTTTCTTCATCAGTGAAATCATATACGATTTTTTTCTTCTTCCCAAATTCATATGTACCACTTTCAATTAATGACGCGACATATTTAGCATTCATTTTATTTATACCCAAAATTTCTTCTATCTCATGAGGAATAATGTTACCGTTACCAACTAGTTTATATACATCTTCGACTGTAGGATTAAAACCATATTGTGCAAGTTTTTTTAAAATATAATCTGATTTATTACTTTGCATATATTTAATCATAATATTGCAATGATCTTGACTTAATTTAATATTTTGTAACACAATATCGAATAGTCTTTCATTGAAATCTTCTGTTGCGAATACTTGCAACGTTTTTACTATTTCGTCTTCGTCCATACTTTTTACAAATGATTTAAATACATTTTCACTACAGAACCGAACTATTAATGAAACCAACTTTATATTGATGATTGTTGTATCATCGCGGTATAGGCATAATGTATAATTAATAAATGGATCCATAAAAAATGGAGCTTGATTTTCAACACAGCGTCCCCAATGTTTATCTTCAAAACTATTGATTATGTCTAATTGTAAATCAAATCTGTTTATTGCTTCATTTTGATAATATTCCATGAATTTTTTTGTGAATTCAGGACCATCATCAATGTGAGGATTTGAAAAAAGATAACTTAGTCTCATTAACGAATCGAATTTTTATTACTCATCACTGATCTAATTTTATTAGATAAGTATTAATCAATTTTTATAAATTATTTTGATAAATAAAAAGAAAAAATAGTAATCATATCTAATTACTATTTGTTTCGGTGCCTTTTTGTTCCAGTTCTGGTTCTGATTTTGGTTGTGATTCTTTCCTCAAACGATTACAAACGTCTTGGAATTCATGACAAGTTTGAATGATTTTGGCAGGATGTTCTTTATGTTCCATTAGATGATTAATGTGATATTGGATGTCATGTTCTTCAGTTGAATCAAAAATTTTTCCCGTTGATTCCTTGTAGAAATAATCACTTTGATGTTCAGCATCATTCGCAGCCTTAAACATTACGCGCATCAGATTGTTGCAATGATATGCATCGAATTGTATCATTTTGGAACCACAATAATTGTCAATAATCGGAACTTCCTTATTGATGTCGGGATATTTGTAAGTTTTGTTTTCAGGAGGTGTTGGCAAACTACCTCCAGTTTGTTGAGACTGTTGAGACTGTTGAGACTGTTGAGACTGTTGAGACTGTTAAGACTGTTGAGACTGTTGAAACTGTTGAGACTGTTGAGACTGTTGAGACTGTTGAGACTGTTGAGATTGGTTACTTCCTGTATTTCCCATTTTTATATAAAACTTTAGATAAAAATCTTTATGAATGTTGTGATTTATTGTTTTTTTAATGATGCCATTAATATATATATTATTTCAATTTTTCATATTTGATTAACATAATTGCTCAATGACATTATCATCGTTCAGTTTTAATAGTCTCCTCGTTTCTTCCGGAATTTTTCGATTATTATACAAAATAAGTTTAATTTCCTTCTTTGTTTGTTCAATGATTTTATCTTCATCCTTTCTATTTAGAAAATTTTCAAATCGTTTGATTGTTTGTTCATCTATTTTGCCCTGTAATTCTTCAAACCTCTCAACTAAATAATCACTTTTGTCATCATAAATATCATTAAGACATTTTTCGCGATCAGTTAACTTCCACTCATCACCATCATATTTCATGACATAACTGTCCTTTATGTTTGATATATAGATATTATGGTTTTCTGGACGGTTTTTGTCGAAATGGACCATCTCTGTAAGGTTTTCAATGGACTTGAATCCTTTGTATAATATTTTTTTGAATTTTTCTTCGGTAATAAATGAAAGATCTTCTTTACCGTGAGCAATAAGGTTAATATGCAAATTTTTAATGTTGTTTTGTTGGTTGTTTGTATTAGTTTGGTTTTCGATGTTATTAATTATTCCATTGTTTGTGCTGTTATTATTATTCATGATGTTGTTTTTGTTGGCTATTTCCTTTTTTAATTGTTTATTTTCTTTCATTAATTGTTTTTGATTTTCTTCTAATCGTTGCATTTGTTTAAGTAATAACTGATAAATTTCTTCTTTTTTATCAATGTCCTCTTTTTTAATTTTGCACCTATCTTTAAGATGTCTATTTAATGAATTTTGTAAGGTAAACGCCTTTCTACAATAATTACATTGTATTATTTCTTTATCTGGCTCTTTTTGGATATTTTCCACCTCTTTTTGGATATTTTTTGGCTCAATTTGGATATCAGTAAAACAAGGATATTTTCTATTTATATGTATATCATAATTATATTTTTTATTAAATATTTTGTTGCATTCATTACATTTGTATACTGTCATAGTAATAATATAATTATTATATATATTATATTTTTAAATAAATTTATGGCATATTATGGCATTTGATGGCGCCATGAAAATGCCATATTTGATGCTTATCACCTTCTATAAAAATCAATGAGGGAGGGGGAGCGAGAATAAAAAAAATAAAAATTTTCAGAAAACATTTTTGAACACAATAATTTATGTTTAAAGATCAAATAATCGTATTTATTATATTTAATTTATGACACTAAATTAAAAATATTGTATAAAAAATAAGATGCTTTACGGTCATGTGATCAAAAATATTTTTATTAAATAAATAAACAATAAATAATTCAATTTCTTAGTTTCCGAAAAAGGTTGAATCAAATGTTCTTTTACATTTGTCTATATAATATTGAGTATTTTGTTTATATGTACAAACTGAACAACAATTATTACTCCATTGTGGATAATGATCAAAAGTACTCCTTGTGTTCGGATAACCAACATATATTTTACCTAATCGTCGTTGTTCTTCATAGTGCAAGCGTTTTTTCTTTTGGTATTCAGATTCTACTTTTGGAACACGTTTTGTTTTTACTTCATGATCACATCCATCTTCTGAATCACAACAATACTCAGTTTCATATTTTTCCTCCTCTTCATATTCTTTTATATATTTCTCCATTTTTTTTTCGATTTCTTTAGTTTCTTGCTCAGTTTCCAAATAATTAACAACTTCTTCCCCACAGTCCTCACGGTCCTCACAGTCTTCATAATTCCATGATAATTTACCATCATGATTACATAGTGTATAACCTGCTTCATAACTCCATGAATTTATTGTATCTGTCAAATCCCAACCAAAAAGATGACCTACAATATAAATTTCATAAATAGATGGCGGTGAACCTTTCCAATATGATGAAACATATTGTTGTTTTGTGCTGTTAACAAGATTATAATATGCACCCATTATTTAACTTGTGATTACTCTAATCACTTAGAGTTTAAATTGCTAAAGGATTACTTTTCATTTTTTTATGTTTGAATAATAAATTTTGAAACGTAATATATGTTAATAAATAATATGATCCTTTGTATAAAACTGATAATAGCTTTCAAGGTAATTTTATCATTATGAATGATATACATCCAAAAGATGCAAGGTTTGTGGCTTTCATGTTAGAAAAAATGCCTCAAATCATGGAATGTTTTCTAGATATGATTTCAGATTTTTCAGAATTTTCTGAATACGCTTCAAAGTCACAAAGAATTCGGGCTAGGATTAATTATACTTTGCAAACTAATTTACCAAATTTTAGCAAGGCAAAAAATATTTTACTAATTGTGATATTCGATGATGATGATCCGATTGACGAATTTACTTTTGCTAATAAATTGAGCGATGCCATTAATGCAAAGTTTTCAGAAGTATTTATTGATATCATTCCCGAAATTAAAGTACGATTTAATTATGATTCTAAGCGAAATATTGCCGACATTGATTATCTTCACAAAATTATGGCTCCCATTAAACTCGAAGTTTTGAACAGGCTACTGGTCCAATTTAATCTCCAAAAAATGTCATACATTAAACTCAAAACAGATATTCAAAAAATATTTACTATAAATGATAATGTGTCCATTAAGGTCACTAATGTTAAAGAGTACTTGAAATCATCATAAATTGAAACAAAAATTAATTATTTTATAAATTAATCAAATGGGATAATATATTCAAAATCTGACACATCAAGTTTGTACCAGCTAACTGCTCCATTAATTTCATGCGTATTAAAAACTACTTTGTTATCTTTATATTGAACTGTAACACGATTCAATTCGAGGCTTCTGGTATATTCTCCTGATGTTGAACTCTGTGTATTACAAGAAGGTGGTATGCCTTTTGACATTATACACATGAACGGGCTATTATGTCGTTTACTATTGAACACAAATGTATAATTATCAAAATAATTTTTATATTTAACTATATCTTCATTATGCCATTTTATATTATAATTTTTCGGATAGTCCATACTTTTCTTTTTTTTTGATTGTATACTGATTAATTAATAAATACACTTGCTAAGAACGAATCTAAAGATTCAATTGAAAGGGTTATTATAACATCTAACAATGTTATAAATACACTTGCTAAGAACGAATCTAAAGATTCAATTGAAAGGGTTATTATA